CCCGTACCGCCCGGCACCGAGGCCTACCCCACCCAGATCGGCGTCTACTGCGACGACTGCGGCCTGACCGTTGAACACGACTACGTCGTCCACACCGGCATGACCCGCGACGAACGCCTCGCCGTCGCCCGCCAGCACCTCATGAAGAACGAGCACTGGGACTGCGGACCGGCCGGCGACTTCTGCCCCACCCACAAGGGCGACGAGCCCGGCATGTGCCCAGCCTGCGACACCGCCGCCCTCGAGCGCTGCACCGCCTGCGGCTCCTGCCGCTGCGACACCCATGAGAACTGCACGACCCCCACCGCCTGACCAACGCCCCGCCACCAACCACCCCGAGAGGACGGCCATGACCCTCCTGCCCGACTTCCTCCACCACGGCCGCGCCCTCTGCACCGGCACCCCCGACCTGTTCACCACCTGCACCGCCGCCAACGTCCAGCAGGCCAAGCGGATCTGCGGCGGCTGCCCGCTGCGCACCGAGTGCATGACGTGGGCCCTCGACCAGGAGGAGCCGATCGGCGTGTGGGGCGGCCTGTCCCCGTCCGAGCGGGCGCAGCTGCGGCACGGGCCCGGCTGGTGGGTCGACGACGAGGGCCGCATCCGGCAGCCCTGCGGCAGCGACCCCGCGTATCGGACGCACCTCAAGTACGGGGAGCAGCCGTGCGCGGTGTGCGCGGCCGGGCAGGAGCAGCGCACCACGGAACGCCGCCGGGCGATCCTCGCCGAGGAACACGCCCTTCCGGCCGGCGGATCGGTCCGCGGCTACGACACCCACCGGCGCCTGGCGGAGGAGGCGTGTGGGCCGTGCACGTCGGCGAAGGCGGTTGAGTCCGCTGTGAGCCGTGCCAGGCGTGCCACGCGCCGTGCTGCCCGTTCCTCGTCCGGTCCGATGGCGCTCGCGTCATGACCGCCGTCTTCGTCCTGGTGGCGCTCGTCGTGGTGGCGGCCGGCCTGCCGCTCGGCCACTGGATGCACCCGCCCCGGCGCCGCGCTGCCTGTGCTGCTGAGCGTGCCGCCCGCCCGCACTCCGTCCACGCCGCCACCGCCGCGCAAGATGCCGCCGCCCTGATGACCGCCCGACTCCACGAGGAGCAACACCGTGCCTGAGATCCCTGAACCTCGGAACCACGGCGACGTCTGGCACCCGGACGGCCGCTGCGGGTACTGCGACGGCCGACGCACCGAGGCCCTGAACGCCTTCTTCGCGGAGCACCCGGAGCAGCTGCCGGAGATCATCGTCCGCCCTTGCGGCGTGGGTCGCGGCTCCCCGGACGTCTGCCGCTCGCACCCGTCCTGCACGTGCGGAGCGATGGCATGACCGGCCCGTCGTCCACTCCACGCGGCGAGCGTCCCGGCCGCCCCGGCACCCACTGGGAGACCCGCCTCGTCGTCGTCGAGACCGTCGTCCCCGACGACGACGCCCCAGACGACCCCCCGACACCTCGACCGAACCGGGCCACCCGCCGGGCCGACGCTCGCCAGCAGAGGCAGGCGGAACGGCGGATGCGCCAAGGTGAGGCCAACTCGTGACAGGTCGAGCGTCACATCAGCGGACCAGCACCCCATAACTAAGGGGCCAGGCAAGGTCGGTGCGCCGCGGGATCCGCCGAGCCAGGTGAGATGCATCACACGAATTGGGACGGAGGGGAACAGAAGCACCCTGAATCGGCATCGAGTGACACCGCATCGGAACGGAACGGCATGGATTCAAAGGACGTTGCGAACGCCGCGACACCCAGTGCCTACCGGGAACATCACACTCTGTCAGCTACGTGCCTTAACCTGAACGTAACAAGGCCACCTTCGAAGTGAAGGTGGCCTCGAGACAGCTCGCACGCGGACGGCCATCCGCCACGAGCCACGAGTACAAGGGGTTGGAACCTTGGCTAACAACGACACTATCGCGCTGCCCCCCGAAGGCAACAACGGGGGCAGCCCGTTCGACAGATTCATGCTTCTGGACCACCACGGCCAGGAGCGCTGGTCCGCACGAGACATGCAGGTGCTCTGCGGGTACAGCAAGTGGCAGGAGTTCGAGAAGGTCATCAACAAGGCGCAGTTGGGGGTCTCCAACAGCGGGCTCAACCCGCACGATCACTTTACGGGCGCCCGTAAAGTGATCTCGGGGGGCCGCTGGGGACGCCAGGAGGTCAACGACTTCCGGCTCACGCGCTTCGCCGCCTACCAGGTTGCCCTCGCGGGCGACGCGGCCAAGCCGGAGATTGCCGCGGCCAAGACGTACTTCGCGGTTAAGACTCGCGAGGCCGAGCTGGCGCAGCAGCAGACCGCCGATGTCTCCAGCCCCGAGGGCATCCTCGCTCTTGCCGAAAAGTACGTGGAGGCCGCACGCGAGCTCGTGTCCACGAAGAAGGAGCTCGCCGTCGCCAAGCCCAAGGCGAACAAGTGGGACGCGTTCTGCAACGACGAGGGCCTCATCGAACTCGGCGTGGCGGCCAAGGTGTTCAGCCGGGTCACGGGCGGTCTGGGGCGCACGAGATTCATGGAGCGCCTGCGGGACGAGGACATCCGGTTCCTTCAGGTGCAGAACCCGCGCGTCCCGTACGAGGTCCACATTCAGGCGGGGCGGGCCGAGGTCAAGTTCGTACCCGCGAACTTCAAGATGGTCGAGCAGACCTTCCTGACACACCGGGGCATGGACTGGCTGGCCAACAAGTTCGGCTTGGGCGACGAAATGTTGCCGGCCGCCTGACCCCCAACCTCTGCACACGACAGCACGACCAAGGAGCACGATGAGCAACGAGAAGACGTCCAAGGAAGAGATCCACCAGGCGATCGGGCGCGCGATCGTCGAGCAGGCGAACAACCTCGCCACCTACGGCGACAGCAGCGTCGCCGCCGAGGGACTGAAGAACCTTGCCGAGGCGGTTGCGTGGCTGAACTACCCGAACCAGCCTCACTGACCTGACACAGGCCAGACGCCCCGCCGCCCACCCGGACGACGGGGCGTCGTCGCGAGCAAGGGGAACGATGGCAGCGGTACACCGTACTCTGTGCACAGGGCGCGGGGCCTGACAGTACCGGGAGGTACTCATGCCCCATCGCCGCGTCAACGCAGCGCAGTTCATCGCCCGCATCCTGCTGGCTCCGTACGAAGCCGCCCTCGGCGGTCCGGACTCCGAGGCCATCCACCACCTCCTCGCGACCGTGTACGCCGACTTCGTGTGCCCGCCGGCCGGGCACTCGGTCTCGTGGCAGGACTGCTACGACCTCGCCCAGATGTACCCCCTGCCGCACAAGGCGGGCTGGCTGCTCGATGAGCGCTGCGAGGCGAAGCCGATCCCCTCGCACATCACCGGCGCCGCGCTGGAGCGGGCGCGTAAGGCGCAGCGGATCGCGGTACGGATCCGGCGCCAGGCCCGGCACATGCCGCTCGGTAACCAGGGCTGACGGGGTCAGGCCGCGTCCCATTGGTGGGCGCGGCCGCCGCGCCACTACTACGACCAAACCCCCGGGCCGCCGCCACGCCACTCGATCAACTCGGTGTTCTCGATGTCGAGGTTGTCGGGATCCAAGCCGGCGCGGCGCAGGAACTCCTCGAGGTCCCTCAGGCTGTACGCCATGCCCATGATCTGACTGTCGATGTGCACACGACGGCCGCCGCTCTTCGACGGCTTCGACACGACGACCGGCGGATGAATGGCCATGCCCTCAGCCTGCCCCTACCGGCTGGTCACAGCATCCCGAGCTCACTGTCCGGGCGGCAGAACTGGCACGCCTCCACACCCTCGCCGAGCAGCCGACGCGCCTCCATCGGCGGCACGGGTTGGGTGCGCTTCGCCATGCGGCAGTCCCCGACGTGGACCTCGAACGGGCGCCGGTCCTGCCCGATGCCGTGAGAGACGACGAACCCTGGATCGGCCGGCGGCACGACGCGTGCGGCACGGGCCGCGGCGGCGGCTCGCTGCTCCTCGGCTGCGATCCACCGATCTGTCTGCTCGAGCTGCTGCTCCTGGACCCGGCGGAGGAACCGGAGCAGGGTGAGGCGCGGGATTTCTTCGGACACATGTTCGAGTCTACGGCGGCACGGACCCAGCCAGGAGCCCCGCCCCCTCACCGTCCGGCCGCCTGGCTGCGCCACCAGAGAGGCCGGACGAGGGCGGTTGCGCCGAGCGCCGGATCAGTGCTGGCCGACGGCGTTGTTTAGGTTGCCCTCGGCGCGGGTGTTGGCGTTGTTGTTCTGGCTGGCCTGTGGGTCGCTGTTGACGTTCGAGTTCAGCAGTGAGACGTGGTCGAGGACCTGGAGGTTGTTGAGGGTGCCGTCAAGGATCCCTGCGTGGGCCGGCACTACGGCGATGACGAGCGTGCCGACGGTGAGAGTGGCAGCGGTGATGATGTTTCGCTTCTTCATGCGTTGATCAACGGTCTCGACTGTCGAAGGTCACCGAGCCAAAAGAGCCATGGCAGGCGCAATCGCGCCCACTGTCAGCTTTCAGGCCGGTGGCTGCGGGAGGCGCCGGGCGAGTCTCATGATCAGCTCGTCGGCGGCCGCAGCATCCTCACCGGCCGCGGCCGCGATGGGCTGGAGCAGGCGCAGTACGGCGTGCGCCTCCCCCGCAGTGAGCAGCGGCTGACGGTCACCGGGGGCGTCGAGCAGGTCGTCGAGATCCATGCCGAAACAACCGACGACGCAGGTCAACGGTTACGACGACGCCCGACCCCGGCCCGCTGCGATCTGCCCGACCGCCTCGCCCGTCATCTTCAGCCGCTCCCCCTGCGCCCGGTAGCTGACGCCCTGCGACTTCGCCGTGAGCACCGCCTGCTGCCGGACGTCCGCCACCATGCGGTGCAGCTCCGGCCACTCACGCAGCAGCTCCGTGCACGCCTCGGCCCGGTCCAGCGCGTCGGGGATCGCCTCCAGGGCGCGCAGCGCCTCGCGTACTCGTTCGACCTCGTCAGCCATTCGCCACCTCCGGCGGGAGCGTAGGTCTGCACAAGGGGCCACCCAAGGGGTACCCTCTGGATTCCAAGGGGTACCCCTTGGCCCGTCGGGACGCCCTGACGACGCCCCACAACTAGACGAGGCCCGCAGGTGCGCTAACACCGAAACGGGCCTCTGACCTTGGAGAGTGAAGCTCCATGGCTGGAGAGCAGCCTACCCGTGCCCGCCGCATCGGCGCCCCCATCCGTATCGCCTGGGCCCTCGTCCTCGTCATGATGCTCGCCGCGGCCGCCTGGTCCATCAGCGGCAAGCTCATCGCCTGGGGCATGACCCCGAAGCTGGCATGGGCCCTGTCCCTGATGTTCGACCTGGCCGGCCTGATCTGCGCCGAGTACGCCCGCCGTGCGATCGAGCGTGGCAGCCCGGCCGGCCTGGCGCGCCTCGCGATCTTCGGGTTCGTCGTCGTGTCCGGCGCGCTCAACTACAGCCACGGCCGCGAGATCGGCGGCCTCGTCGGCGGCCTCGGCCTGGCCTCCATCTCTGCCGCGGTTGAGCTGCTGTTCGAGCTGCACCGCCGTGACGTCCGCGACGAGCAGCGCGCAGACCGCGGCCTCATCGCCGAGCGGATGCCCCACATTCCGCTCCTCGGCTGGCTGATGTTCCCCCGCCGGTCGTGGCAGACGATGCGCGGTGCGGTCGGTGCGCGGCTCGACGTCCTGGACCCGGTGCAGCGTCCGGTGGCGACGCCCGTCGTCGAGCGCGTCGTCACACCGCAGCCGGTCGAGCCGAAGGCCCCGGCGCCCGAGCTGCCGCCCGCGCCGATCCCCTACCGCGACCCGCGGTGCGCCGTACTCCGGCCCCTGTACGACGGCGGTACCCGGCCCACCACCGTCGCCATGCGCGACGCCCTGATGAAAGCCGGGCACGGCCGCATTGCCGACTCCACCATCCGCGGCGCCCTCCGTAGGGAGATCGAGGAGCACGAGCCGCACCTGGCGCAGCTGCCCTCCGCGATCGACCGCACCGCGTAGGCCGCCGTGTCCGTCATCGGCCTGCTGTTCGCGTTCGCGGCGCTCGGCGCGCTGCTCGGTCTCGCCGTCGTCGCGGCCCACGACGTCCCGCCCGTACTCGGGACGGTCGCCCTCATCGTCACCCTCGCCGCGCTCGGCGCGGCCATCCTCCACTGAGGAACCCTGTGAACATCACCACGTACAACGTCCTCTCTCTCGGCGGCGTCACCGTCGGCCTGTCCATCCTCGGCTGGGTCATCACCCAGTGGTGGATGAGCAACAAGAAGAAGAACCTGAAGGCGTTCCTGAAGCTGGTCCCCTTCCTGCTCTGCGCCTCCTACGGCATGGTCCTCATCCTCTCGGCCGGCGGGCTCCTCGGCGCCGGAGCCGACTGGACCATGTGGGGCACCAGCGAGATCGGGAACGCCGCCCTCCAGTACGGCGTGGGCGGCGGCACCCCGACCGTCACCCGCGGCTCGAACCTCGTCCTGTCCGACGGCGGGCACGCGGTCGTCATCATCGCCACCGTCTGCCTCATCGCCGCGTGGGCGCTGCGCCGCGGCTTCCGCTGGGACTTCCTCCTCGCCGTCGTCTGCGGCATCAGCTTGGGCCTGTCGTCCGGCATCGCGGGCGCTGCGGGGTACGTCCTCTCTCCGGTCGTGTCCGGCGCCGGTGACGCTGTGGTGGGTCTGCTGTGAGGGCGCGGACCGTAGCGGTGTGGGGGCGGCTGTGCCTCGGCACCGGACTGATGTTCAACCGCCTGGAGGACGCGCTCGACGCATCGTCCGGGTGGGGTCTGCTGGGCCGGATCGGTGGCGGGGTCGGGGGGGTGTGGCTCCTCGACGGGGTCGTGTCTCGTCAACCGGCGCTGGTGTACGGGCTGCCGGTCGTGTGGCTGTTCGCGGCGTGGCGGGTGTCCGATTCGTCCGCCACTCCCCCACCGAGAGGGGTTGCCCCCCGATCGGACGTTGATGCAGATCAGGCGCGTAAAGCGGCGAGAGTGGCTACGGACCCGAACGGGGTTATGTGCATCCTCCATCCGGTTGGGGAGGAGGTGACTGAGCGATGATGCTGCGTCTCCTCGCTGCCCTCGGATTCGACGTCCAGGAACGCCCCTACTGCCCGACGTGCGGCGGCCACTACCCACCCCACAGCCACTGACGAGAGGATGAACCCATGAACGACACGATGCAGATCATCTTCGGAGTGGCTGGCCTCCTCGGCGGCCTGTCCGGCATCGCGGGCGCACTGGTGGTCTGGCGCGGACAACGCGACGCTGTCCGCCCCCCGCAGTAGCCTGACCGCATCCCACCCGCGCTCGCTGGCTGCGGCGCTGCTGAGAGTGAAGCCCCTGCCGAACGGTCCCCCGTCGCAGGGGCTTCGCCATACCCTGGCCCCCTCTCATCACCACGCCAGTCCTTGGGGGGACCATGCGCCACATCACCACCGCCCCGGCCGCCGCCGTGCTGCTCCTCGCCCTCACCGCCTGCTCGACCACCGCCGACAACCCGCCGAGCAGCGCGTCGCCGAAGGCCGGCCAGAACGCGTCCACCGAGCAGCCCGCCGACGACGGCAAGGAGCAGCTGGAGAAGTCCGTACGCAACTACACCGCCGCCCTCTTCAGCGGCAACGAGAGCGGCTACGACCTGCTCTCGGGCCGCTGCCAGAAGCAGATGCCCAAGACCACATGGGTCACGATGGCCAAGACCGCCCACCAGCAATACGGCGCGCAGAAGGCCACAGGCGTCAAGGTCGACCAGCTTTCCGGGGACCTGGCGCGCGTCAGCTACGGCGCCGGCAACATCCCGCAGTTCGAGCGTGAGGGACAGTCGTGGTTGCGTGAGGACGGTACGTGGCGCTGGGACGCGTGCCCGTCGACCAACTGACGCCCGTGGTCGGGGGCTGCGACCGCACGCAAGTTGCAGCCCCCAAGATCCTGGCCGCCCGTTTTTTCGTACCTTCCCACCAGGGAGGTGCGACATGGCGGGCCAGCAACAGCAGCGGATCATCGGCGACGCGCGGGAAGACGAAGTCGTCCTCCTCTACACCCGTGACCGGCTCACCTTCCGGCAGATCGCCGAGCAGCTCGGCTGCGATGTGAAGAACGCCCACCAGGCGTGGAAGCGCGGCCGGGCCCGCCTGCACAAGGAAGCGCAGGAAGCGTTCGGCGAGATGGTTGGCCAGCAGCTGGCCACCTGCAAAGTCCTCATCGACGGCCTGATGCCCGTCGTCCTGCGCAGCGACACGAACTCGGCGAAGGCCGCTGAGGCGATCGTCCGCGCGATGGACCACGAGGCCAAGCTCCTCGGCCTGTACGCCCCCGTCCGCGCGAACGTCACCGTCACCGACGAGATGACCGAGCGGGTAAAGGCACTCGCCGCCGAGCTGGCCGAGCTGTGACCGCCGACCTCGACACACGCCTGGCCGCACTGTCGCCGGCCGAACTAGAGCTCCTCGAGGAGGAGCTGCGGGCGCGGCTGTGGCAGAAGCGGTGGAACAAGTGGACGCCGTACCCGTGGCAGGTCCCGCCCGACGAGATCCCCACCATGGGCTGGTGGCTCCAACTCGGCGGCCGCGGCACCGGCAAGACCGACGGCTGCGCCCGCTACATGGTCGACCACGTCAACGGCCCCGCCTGCGACCCGCGACTCCGGGGCGGGCACCGCATGGCGATCGTCGCCCCGACGCAGGGCGACGCCGTCGAGGCCTGCGTCAACGGCCCGTCCGGGCTGCGCGCTCATGACCCGCGCGTCGTGCTGCGGACGACCACGGGCGGAACTTTCGCGAAGTGGCCGTCCGGCGCCGAGGCCAAACTCTTCGGCGCGCACACCCCGGACGACATCGAGCGTCTCCGCGCGGGCGGCAACCGGTGCCTGGTGTGGATGGAGGAGGCCGCGGCGCAGCGCCGGTTGAAGGAGGCGATCACGCACTCCGAGATGGGTCTCCGCATCGGCCCGAACCCTCACTACATCGCCAGCACCACGCCGAAGCCGCGCACCGAGATCATCGAGCTGACGAAGCGCGCGGACGTCATCATGACCCGCGGCCGCACCCGCGACGCCATCCACCTGCCGCAGGACATGAGGGACTTCCTCGTCCAGAAGTACGCCGGCACCCGACTCGAAGCGCAGGAGCTCGACGGTGACCTCCTCACCGACATCGAGGGCGCCCTGTGGTCCCGCACCGGGCTGGACAAGACCCGCGTCGGCGCCGCCCCAGACATGGCGCGCGTCGTCGTCGCCATGGACCCCGCCGCCACGTCCGGCTCCGAATCCGACGAGATGGGCATCATCGTCGCCGGCCTGGGCCGCCAGTACCTGCCCGACGTCAACGGCACACAGCGCCGCCACGGGTACGTCCTCGACGACGTGTCCGGCCGGATGCCGCCCCTCGACGCCGCCCGTACCGCGATCCGGGCGTACCACCGGCACAAGGCGGACGCGATCGTCGCCGAGGTCAACAACGGCGGCGACTGGATCGGCACCGTGATCCGGCAGATCGACCCCACCGTCAACTACCGCACCGTGCGCGCATCCCGCGGCAAGCAGACCCGCGCCGAGCCGGTGGCCGCGCTCGCCGAGCAGAACGCCGCACACATCGTCGAGAGCCTGCCCGAGCTCGAGGAGCAGCTCGTGTCATGGGTGCCCGGCGACGACAGCCCCGACCGGCTCGACGCCATGGTGTGGGCCCTCACTGAACTCATGCTCGCGCCCGCGGGCAACCTCGCCGCGGTCGCCTAGGAGGACTGACGTGAGCCACTACAGGAACCGCGCCCTGAGCCGAGCAGCGGAGAAGCGCGCCATGGGCCTGGACACGCTCCGGGACCGCATGCCCATCACGGTCGCCTCGATCGGCGGCCAGCAGTCCCTCACGCTCGCCCTGGACGCCGAGGCCCGCGGCTACGCCAACAGCTCGGTGGCGTACCGGTGTGTGGCGGCCATCGCCGACAACGGCAGCTCGGTGCCGCTCGCCGTGCGCCAGCCGGACGGGTCGGTGATCGAAGGCCACGAGGTTGCGCACCTGTTCAACAAGCGGCCCAACCCCTTGATGTCCGCGAGGATCTTCAAGTCGCTGATCCTTCAGCAGGGCGAGTTGGCCGGGCAGTCTTTCGTGTGGCTGGACCGCGGTGAGACCGGCCTCGGTCCGGTGGCCGAGGGCCACATCGTCTTCGACCAGGTCGACGTCATTGTCGACAAGCCGATCGCTCAGCGGCCGACGATGGCGAACCTCCTCGGCTTCATGATCCGGCGGGCCGACGGGACGCAGGTGCCCGTCCTGCCCGAAGAGATGCTGTGGCTGCGCTACCCGCACCCGTTCGACCCGCTCGGCTGCCTCGCCCCGTGGAAGGCCGCCCGGCACGCCGTCGACATGGACGCCTACGCCCGCGAGTGGCAACGCTCCAGCTACAAGAACGGCGCCACCCCGTCCGGCGTCGTCTACCTCGGGCAGATGGAGCCGGACCAGTTCGCTGCCGCCCGCGCGGCGTGGCGCTCCTCGATGCAGGGCCCGGCGAACGCAGGCAAGAACCTGCTCGTCTCCTCGCCGCCCGGCGGCGGCACCCCCGTCTCGTACGCCCGGGTCGGCCTGACCGCCGAGGAGATGGACTACCTCGAGTCGCGGATGGCCAACGCCGCCGAGGTGATGATGGCGTTCGGCGTCCCCCACGACTACCTGGCCGCAGGCACCACATACGAGAACCGGGCCGCGGCGAAGGCGACGCTGTGGTCGGACACGATCAAACCGAAGCTGGAGATCATCGGCTCGGAGATCGACCGCGTCCTCCTGCCGTCCGACGCCGAGGAGGCCGAGTTCGACCTCTCCGAGGTGGAGGCGCTCCAGGAGGCGCAGGACTCCAAGGCGAACCGGGCACGGGCCGCGATGTACGCGGACATCACCACGGTGGACGAGGCGCGCGCCCTCCTCGGCTACGACCCGCTGCCCGGAGGGATCGGCGCGAACACGCTCACCCCGTACCGGGCCCAGTGGGCACCGGTGCAGGGCATGCCCTCCGACGATGAGGCCCGGTCGTGGGACGCCGACTTCTCCCGCCTGCCGACGACGGACGTCGGGCCCGTCGTCGAGCGGGCCGTCGAGGCTGCGCTCACCCGCCTCCTTGGCGCGGCCCGGCCGCAGGCCGACGCCCCGACGACGCCCCGTCGTCTGGAGCTGACGCGCGCCGACGACACCCCCAAGTCGCCGTCGCTGACGGACATCAACGAGGCGTACGACGAACTCGAAGGCGTCGGCCGGCGCGCGGTGCAGTCGCTCGCCCGGGAGCAGCGAGAGCGGGTCCTCCGCGACTTCGACCGGCTGATGAAGAAGCCGGAGAGGTCGGCGGTGTGGCTCGGTGAGGTTCGGGAGCAGTCGGCCGCCCTCGCCCGCGAGCAGCTGCTCACCCTCGCCCCGCCGGACATGGACGTCGTCCCCGCGGCCTGCGCCACGGACATGGACATCGCCTCCGGCCCCGACGGCTGGGAGCAGCGCATCAAGGTCCGGGAGATCTTCGACGGCGGGTACTGGCGGCGGCAGACCGCCCGGGTGCTGCGTCCGTTCGTCGAGCGGGCATGGCGCCGCGGCGGCGCCATGCC